TACGCATATCCAAGGTCTCATCCCTAGTCTATAACTAAGTTCCCATTGGCGTCCCATGTAAGATGCTGCACCGATAAGGAAGTGAAAGATGATAAGCTGGTATGGCCCTCCGTTATAGAGCCATTCGTCAAGTGTTGCTGCTTCCCAGATGGGATAGAAATGTAGTCCGATTGCGTTTGAGGAGGGAACGACCGCTCCAGATATGATGTTGTTTCCATAGAGTAGAGAGCCAGATACTGGTTCACGTATTCCGTCTATGTCGACAGGAGGTGCAGCAATAAAGGCGAGTATAAAGCATGTTGTAGCAGCCAGTAAGCAAGGTATCATTAGTACTCCGAACCAACCTACGTATAGGCGATTGTCTGTACTCGTGACCCACTTACAAAAGTCTTGCCAATTAGTATTTGGTTTTGATAATGTAATTGTTGCCATTTAAAAAATTCCAGGTATAATATTACCAGTAAATATGTAAGATCCAAGGGCAGCAACGAAGCCAATCATGGCTAGTCTACCGTTAGTCTCTTCGGCATTGTGCCAGTAGTGATTTTTGTGATGTGACATAATAGGTCTTGGGGGTGTTTCGTTTGGAAAAATGTTCTGTGGTGTCATGTTGTTTTGATGGTATATTATTCCAATGACGTATAACGCCAGAGCAAATAAATATGTTTGTTAGTAAAGTTAGATAGATATATAAATCTTTCAATTATCTTTTCTTAGCGGTCTTAGCAGATCTTTTAAAATTTGCTTTGGTAGGAGCTCCTCTACTCCCAACCTTTCTCATCTTCTCACCAGAGCCAGCAGCTATCCGCTTACGCTTGGCGTGTATGTTTGCATACAATCCTCGTTTAGCCATGTTAGCATTTCCATTTACGTAGTGCCAAAGCTTTACGGGTTGGCTTACCGTTGGGCTTTTTCATTGGCCCTTTAACTCCTTTCATGCGAGCACAGAAAGAGCGTTTACGAGCACCACCTTGAGGTTGTGGGGCTTTTAAGTTTGAGCCAGTAGCTCTGTTATATTTTTTTCTACCAGCTGCTGTCAGTCCACCTGAGCGAGACTTATGCTTACCCATTTTAAGACTGACACTTTTCTTTTTGACAGCCATTACTTCTTCTTATTACCTAAGATTTTTTTACGTACAGCTGCAGGTAGTTTTGACATACCTTTGTTCATGGTTTTCTTCTTAGTACCATTTCCTTTTTTCATTCCTTTCCCGTAATGTCCTGGCATGATTGACTCCTATACTTTTAAATTTGATGCGGATAGTTTTCTGATGACATCATCTCTGAACGCTTCATCATTTTGATATTCTGGTTTATTCATATCTCGTACAACTTCAGCCATACTTCTGTATGTTTCTGGAGCTGATTCTTTACCTGTAACGAGCTTTGTATCTCGTCCGTTAGCGTCTTCATATTGTCCCATAAGTGCCTTTACTGCAAATCCAATAGCTGCCTTATTACCAGTAGCAAGTACTTCATCATACTCTTTAGCAGCTTGTTGATCTAAATTATTACCAGCCCAGTTCATAAGGTTTTCATAACCTTCTTCACCACCAGCTAAACCTTTTAAGTTTGCAATTTCTGCATCATTTAAAATAGGAGTAGTTGCGTCTGGTTGAGAACCAAGAGAACCTTTAACACCTGCTAAATAATTGTCAACTAAATCTTTAGTTAGTCCAGCCTTACCTAGTTGTTCATACATATCATCTGACAATGACCCATTATTTTCTTCAAAATGTTTTGACATTTTAAAAGGATCTATGTCATTAGATTGAAACATGTTGCCAAGTTGTTCACCGTATAGTTCATTAGCAGTATCATAATTAACACTACCATCATCAGTATACAGTTGATACTCTGGTTGAGGTTCAACTGATTCTTTAGTTGCAGGTGTTTCACCTAATCTTTTTTGTAATTCAAGATAACCAGCTTCTAATTCTTCAGCTGTTTTATATTTACCAGCAAGTCTTTTATCTTGCTTTGCGATTAAGTCTTCACCAATACGTAAAGACTCAGCTTCTTTTTCTGCGATAGCTTGTGCTGCTACTGGATCATCTGAGGTGTCGTAGCGGATTGTTTCTGCCATAATTATTGTGGTTGTTGTAGTGCGGGTACAGCTGCACTGACAGCTTCAAGAGCTTCTGGATTTTTTGATGGGTCTAACATTGGAGCGTTAACCAACTTACCAGCTTGATCTGTTAGTGACTGCATTTGTTGTGCTTGCATTGCTTTCTCTTGGTCAGCATTACGTTCATCAACACTCTTAACAAGGTTCAATATATCTATACCCTGTGCTGCAGCTAATCGTTTGATAGCCTCATCAGGATTTAAGAATTGAGCTAGAGCCTCTGGCCCCATTGTTTGAGAGATAGTTGTAATGAATTGCATTAGTGCTTCTCTATCTTGACCTCTGCCAAGTGCATTTATTCCTGCAACAATCGTTGGTTTAACCAGTGAGTTTGGTATCGCTGGTATCTCTTTTGATTGTGTAAGAGTGTGCATTTTTCTTTTCAAATATGGTATTAGGAACTCTGTCGTGAGCAAGCTGAAGAGGCCACCGAGCTGTCTCTCTAGTTCCATCTGTGTCATACGTACTTCTTCTGCAGTAGTCCTTTCTGATTGACGTACAGAGAGTACAAGGAAAGCTTCAGCTAATCTTCTCTCTAGTATGTTAATCATTTGATACGCTGTTTGGAAGTCAGCAGTTTTACCTACTTGTACAACACCTATATCATCTGGTCTACCCTGTATGATAGCTCCGTTACCAGCATTGGCAAGTGAGCTTGGTTTAGTTACAGAAGAAGGTGAGACAGTAAATACAACTTTAGCTGCTGCTGCACTACCTTCAACGATAGCTTGCATTAATGCTTCTAAAGATTTTAAATCTCCAAGGAACTCTTCTACTCTAGAACGTCCGTAATCTTCTCCGTCAACAGTGACAAAACGTAGTGGTAGCCAAGGAGTTTTATCCTTTGGAGCTTTACCTACGCTGTTAGGTAATAACCTATCGTTAGCTTCTTGATGCCAACGCCAACCATTATCATATAGTTTGACACAAGTATATACATCTACATCTTTACTACCAGAGTAGTCTCCTTTAGAATCATCATTAGGGCCATCATCTAATTCTTCCATCCCTAATAATTTTTTACTGACTCTTTCTTTAGTTACAATTTCCGTAACCTCACCGTTACCATCTCTCTCGACACAATATCTATTTAGAGGATATACTTTCATACCTTGTTTACCCATAAATACCAGTGAGTTACCAGTAACAATGAGGTGTTTTAAAGCTGAGAATATTTGCACCCTATCTGTAGAACCTGCTATGCTATCCATAATCATACGTTCTACTTTAGCAAAGCTTAAATCTAATTCACTCTTTGCTTCGGGTGGTACATCCTCTCCTAGTTTAGAATCGTCTACCTGTAATTTAAAAAATGACGTGCTAGGAGGTAGGAGCCCAAGCATTAGTTTAGAACTAAGCGTAGTCACTCCTTTGGCTCCAACTGATTGCCAAGGTGTATGAAAGCTTTGATATAAAGCATCACCTTCATTTCTCATTAACAGTGTAGGAATGGTTAGTTCTGCACATTCATAAGCAACATGCAGAAACTGCTCACGGTGACTCGATAACTCATTGTATCGTTGCCGTGCGTTTTTCATTAATATGATCCTGTTGTAGATCCACCGCCACCGCCACCAGTGTTAGTTCCTGTAGGTGTTTCGATACCTCTAAGTCCACCTGATTTAGGTTTCTTAGTTTGTAATCTAGATGTACCTCTCATACCTCTACCTCTTTCAGCTCTCTTTCTAGTTTTCACTTTTGCCTTACGTTTTGTCTCATCTTCTGAAATAGGTGTAGGTGTAGGCATCTCTGGAGGAGGAGTAGGAGCAGTTTGTACTGGCTGTGGGGGTGGTGGAGTACTTGGTGGGGCTGGTACTGGTGGTGGTGGTGGGGTGTTATTTCTACCACCAAACAATCCTGGAAGACACATAATTATTCTCCTTTTAAATTTTCTTTTAGTAATCTAATAATTGATAGTTGACCAGCCCTATAAGATATTTCTTTCTCTGATAGTGTGTGGTCTGGAAACTTGTCTGGGAACTGCTCGTCAAGATCATCAATCATCTTTTCGATACGTCCCCATTCAAGCGTACTTGGGTAAGTTGGTGTTTGCATGTTCAAAAAATGCGGGCATCCTGCCTCGTTTAGTGTCAGAAAGTTCGGGTGCTTTACCCTCATACATTAGACGATCACTTGAATCTGTCCAAAATTTTCTGCTTAAATATTTGTTAGGTGAGATATCATTTAATGGTTCAAAGATCCAATTTATAGTAGCCTTCCTAAGTTTGTCCAAAGAGTTGCTAGGACGTAAACCCATATCAGCACATACCAAAGAGTTGCAGGCGACATGAATTTGCTCATCTCTGGAAATATCAGCCGATACTGTCCTAAGAGCAGCATCGCCACAAAACCTATTGAAAGGTAAAATAACAAAGAAAATAGCACGTTCAGCCACCAAAGCTTTAAGGACAGTGTGATCTGGATGAGCTATCCAAGCATCACGTAATAGTTTTGCCTCTCTTTCAGCCTTCTCGTCAACGCCAAGAGCGTCAGCGATGTAGCCAAGAGCAAGGTCATGGTTCTCCTCATCTTTTACGTTTGAGACGAGAAGTGTTCTAGCAATTTCGGGAACCTCTTTGCTAAGGGTTTCCGTAATGAAGTCACCGACAGGTAGCTCCATATGCCGTACTGCCAAAGCACGGAAGATGGCTTTTTCACTACCTTTAAGGAGGGTTCCTTTTGTGGGCTTAACGGGAGTCCACTTTCTTTTCCGTTGTAATAACTTATCATAAGGGTTCATTCTGCACAACCTATACATGTAATGGGTTCGTTTAGTATCCCACTCAAGTAATCATCGACATCACTTTCATCTAATGCAGCAAACGCACTGGACTTATCTTGTGTATCTCCCATTACTTGTAGGGAATAATATAAAGATGTTTGGGGGCTGTCCAGCCACTCTTCAATGAACGCATTGTCATAGGTTACTACATCACTCCAAGAGTTAAATGAGTATCCGTGAAGAAGTCCCGTTTTATTGAGCATTGTCATTATGCCGTCTGCTACACGCTTGTATGCGTCCCAGCCAACTTCCGAGGCGATCTCAACTTCGCCATAATCATAAGATGTAACTCCAAATGTACCGCTGTCACGGTCTACACTTCGAGCTATTGGTGGAGCAATCTCAGGACAGGATGTATACCCATCGAGATCTTTGGTGTTATAACTACATGATGCAGTTGGAGCTATAGCAAATGCTCTCTCCATACCATGCTCACGAGCTATGTCAGCTGCTGCTAGTATTCCACGTTTGATAGCGAAGGCTATCTTAAGAGAATTTTCTGGTAAGGAGGTGTCATTCTCTGAGGTTTCCACACCATAGTTAACTCTATCCAATGCTTCACCAAACTCTGCATAAGTTACTTTGTAACGTCTGAGGAGGTTGGCAAGACCGAGCACTCCGAGCCCGACTTGTCTGTCATCTTCTGGGGCAAGGTATTCTCCAGATTCTCCAACACCTGTCCTTGAATGGAGATTACACAACTCGGACATACCTGTAGTGAAACCCTCTTGTATATCGGAGAGCACACAGGCACTGAGAGCGACATGCTGTAACAAGCACGTGCCACGTGAGGGCAGGTAAACCTCAAGACAGACGTTGGAGTAGATTCGTTTTCCATATTGATACTTAATTTTGTTTAACCAAATGTCACCTGACTTGATGCCGTGTAACAATGCTTCTTTGTGAGGTGTGTTCTTCCACATCTCTGGAGTTAAATCTACACAACGTTTAACCCAAGCTAATTCTTCTCTTGGTGTTGTGATGTATTCTAGGATGTCGTCATGATCTAAATCAAGATGCAGGACGCAAGCTCCATTTTTGTATACTCCCCCACGCCTTAACGTTTCATTAA